TTAATACGCAAGGTATTACCTAAAGGACATTTAATGAAACTATTTCCTGAATATAAGGGAAAGATAAAGAATGCTGGATCTAATGTATCGGTAGACTTTGGCTACACAGAAAAAGCTACATCATCTTATAGAAAAGATTTTGGAGTAAAAGATATATGGCAGGGTGAGTCAGTAAAATCAGATGGTGAGTTAGATGAGTTGATTGAGTTCTTTGAAATGTATGAGAAGATTAAGATATCATATATGAATGTATTCTATCAAATACCACCATCAGAAGAAGAGTTAGCTCAAATTAAGAAACAAGTTCAAGTACAACTTCAAGAGATGCAAGCAGAAATGGAAGTTGAATTACTAGAACAACAAACTAAAATGGAACAAGCTGTTCAATCTGGAGAGATGTTACCTGAAAGATATGAACTTGAAATGCAGAAAGCACAGAAAATGATGCAAGATCAATTAGCATCTGCTGAGCAACAGTTAATGAGTGATGCTCAATCTTCAGTTACTAAAATTGAGAATATTGTTATGTCTGAGAAGGAGTTCAAGGTAAATATGGAAAATCCTGAATATGACCAAAGTCAACTTTTATTAGGACCAATAAAACTTGTCAGATGGGGTAGTGCAACAGCTAACAGAATGTTTGACACTATGCTTCAAAGGGTGAGAATAGATGTAGCGCAGAGGAAGTCCCAAGAATTATTTCAAGCAGGACTTACTAAAGAGCAGATTATCGAAAAATACGCCAAGGGTATTGGCGACTTTGCTAATACTATGACAGGCACAACCTATATTGACAGGAGATACGGATGGCAAACTGATTTAGGAAGTATACTTCTGTATGCGCCTAGATATTTATATAGTCGTATGAAATGGATGGCAATGGCAATGAGAGGTTCTGTGCCTATCGGTTCAAGAAGCCATCAGTCAAAGACAGCAGCATTAACATTTTGGAAGCAAGTTATGTGGATGACTAATTTGACTGTGATGATAAATGATTTACAAGGTCACGATACAGATTTTAGGCCTATAATCAAGCAACACGATGGTACCTATAGAGTTAATTCAAACTTTGTAAGGCTAAGAGTAGGTGATTCAGATTTCAACTTGTTGGGATTAGCCACGAAGGAAGTGGCTTTATTCTACGGAATGATAATTCTAGCAAAGGAAGGAAAATTTGATGAGGCAGGGTTAAATTTTTTAAGACTTAAAGGTTCAGGACTTATAAGAATTGCAAACGACTATCTTTTTAATAAAGAATTTGATGGAAGTCCAATAAGAAATAAAGAGGATCCTGTTCAAAAAAGAATATTAGACACGATGTTGTATGTTGGAGATCAATACCAACCATTTTCTATTCAGGATATACCAGACAATTTAAGGGATGACAATAAAGCATTAATATTGCCTAAAGCCATAGGCAATATGTTAGGAGCTACTGAGGCTCCATTAAGTTATAAGGATAAATTAATAGAGAAAGCTAGGGAAGCTGGTTTGGACTATACCAGGCTAGAGCCATACCGAAAAAGGCAATTTGACCGAGAAATAAAAGACACTATGCAGGACTATGATGATGGACTATGGAGGAATCTAGCAACAGAGCTTTTTGGGTACGCATCTCCTCAACAGAGAAACTCCTACGATATAGCTGATACAACACGTTTAAATAGAGAGGATGATTTCTACAGATGGTTCAAAAACAAAAAAGACGATAACGGGGATAAATATACTGGTTATGACTTTGTAAATGATATGACAGAGGCTAAAAATTTTTATTATGGCAATAAGCAGGGAATAGAATGGGAAAGGAATTTAATCTATGACTACGATCAGTCAATAGAAGAAAATGAAGAAAATGTTGAGGCGCTGAATCAATGGTACGAAGTGTTTGATATATTTTTAGATGAAGATACAAAATTGATGGATAAAAAGGTATTTGAAATTCAATCAGAATTTTTATTAAAAGGTAGGGAAGTTGTGATTCAGGACAAAGACGGAGAGGATGTTTTAGTTGGTGGCTGGAACAGGGATCAGCTTGCATACGTCAATAGAAATACGAATCTTCTATACCATAAACCAGAAATTTTAACAGAACTAATTAAGCAAGGTAAAAGGTGGAATGTAGGTAAGTTTTGGATAGCTAACTTAATTAAAAGTAGAGATGCAAGACTAGAATTTGAAAGAAGGGGATCTCCTGGATCAGTAGTAGATCCAAACGCTACCTTTATATGGGATTCAAGACAACCAATACCATCATTTATACTGAGAGGTGGTCAAATTAAGAAAACTATTAGTAAAATGCCGGAGATGGATTTCTTGCAATATCTTAATATAGATAGAGAACCGGCAGGAGTAGGCGCAGGAACAAGTGAAGTACCAGGTGTAATCCCTTGGCCTACGACATCTCCATATTATAAACCACCAGAATAATTGACAAAAGGTTTAAACTAGATTTAGGATTGTATATTAGCGACAATTATGTCGTGTAAATTATTTTAGTACAGGAGAAAAATGACAACTGAAAGAACTTCTTCAGATGCTGTTACTCAGGAGCCTCAACAACAGGAATCTGATCTTCTTACCGATACCACTACAGAGGAACAACTTAATACCGAAGTAGAACAAGGATTATCGGAAGGAGCTAAAGAGAATGTTGAATCCGGGGAGCCTGAAGCAAGCAATCAGGGAGCAGAAACTACAGAGGTTAGTAATAACGACTCTACACAACAACCACAAGAAATTCGTACTTATTCTCACGATGAAGTATCGAAAATGCAAAGTAGTTATGATAAACGTGCTTCTGAGAATGATAAACAAGTTTCTCAGTTACAAGAGCAGGTTAATAACTTACAGCAACAGTCAACTACCCAGAATCAACAGTATTCAGAGCAACAAATAGTTAGTGCCAGGGATACGTTCATAAGAGATAAAACTCAATGGCTGGTTCAACAGGGAGTAGATGAATCACAAGCTGTTACACAAGCAAGACAGGAAGGCGAATCTGCTGCTCAAACTGCTATGGCTCAAATAAGACTTGACCAGGAAAAGCAGTCAATAGAGCAACAGAAACTAGAACTAGATCGTCAGGCAAAGGTAACTGTTACAAATCAAATAGCTGGCAGGTATAACGTACCGGCTGGCGACCTTGAAGGATTTACTACTCCTGAACAAATGGAAAAATACGCTGCTGCTGTATCGCAAACAAATAAAGTTGTTAGAGAAACGACTCCCCAACTCAATACCTCTGGTGACGTTCCACCTGATAACATACCAAGCAACGATGACGACATTATAGGCAGATTCGGTGCTGGAGATCCAAAGATCACTATGGATATGTATGAAGGCGCTATGAGGAGGCAAAACCCTAATTGGAACGGTTAAAAAAAGTTTAAAAATTAAGGAAAACAATGGCAAGTATACAAACAGCCTCTAGTGGTAATTTAGGTTCGGTACAAAGAACTATAATTGCTCAGATGAGGTATACAGAAGAACACAATATGCCTGTTGTTGGTTTGATAGAAAAGTTTACTTTAGGTAAAGGTGAGAAACAACTGGACATTCCAAAGGCTGCGCAGGCAACTGCATCAGACTTGGTGGATGGTCAGGATATGACAGATTCTGAAGAAATTAATGCTTCAATAGTATCTGCAACCACCTCTGAAGTTGGACTTAAATTCATAATAACCGACAAACTGGCAAGACAGTTTAACCAAGACGTAATGACTGTGATCGGCAGACAAGGTGGAGATGCTATGGCAAGAAAGAAAGATACAGATGCTATCGCCCTTTTTGCTAATTTAAGCACACAACTTGGAGGTGACGGAGCAGACTTTAGTTTAGCTAATGCTACATCGGCTATAGCAAGAGGAAAAGGTGACAAGTTTGGAGTTAATCCATTTATTGTTCACCACCCTAACGCTATATTCAAGCTAACGCAGAGCATAACTACGCCTTTGGCTACTTACCCACTACCAGACGTATTCAACAAGCCACCAGTAAAAGACTTCTTTACAGGAATCAGAATTGGTGGAGTACCTTTCTTTGAAGATGGAAACATTGACAAAGTAAGTGGAGTTGACTCTGGATATGGGTGTTTAGCTACTTCAGGTGCTATGGGATACATCACATCTGCTGCTCGAAACGTAGAGCGCCAGAGAGATGCTTCTCTAAGGGCAACTGAGATGGTTATAACTGAGGACTATGGAATGTTTGAACTAGACGACTCTAGGGGAGCTAGATTACAATATGAAATAGGCAACCACTCAACGAGTGCATAAAGGATAAATAATGGCAATAGATACTGAACTTAGACAACAGATCAATGCACAAGGCTATTCTGTGGGTGACATCGAAACATACGGTGGCATACCGAGGATCACTTTGTTCAGCGAAGAAGTTGTTACAGACGAAAAAGCACAACCTGTTAAAGATAAGGATGGAACTACCAAAACAAGGTGGGTTCCTCATCCAAATCTTCCAGGTGATGCAGATAGTCTGAAAAAGTATCTTAGGAGAGGGTTTAAATTATCACCTCCAGGAGAACCTAAAAGTTCAGATCATCCATTAATTAACCCTTCGTTTATTAAAGATGCAACCTTGGATAAAAACGGAAACCCGATAATCTAGGGTTGCATCTAACTGGATGTAACGATCAGACGAGTCCAGTATAATATTTTCGACTGATCGCAGGACTTAGAGCCTGTAAAGATTAACCTTTAAGGAGGTAAAAAATGGCATATCCACTAAGTTTAAATTTAAAACCGGGTATGGAAAAGGTGGAAACATCGGCCCAAAAACACAAACTAGGTACTAGAGCTGTCACAGCAGATGGTAGAGTATTTTACTACGCTGAAAATGGTGGCACAGCTATCGATCACGGTGGTTATCTAGTAGATGGTCTTGGACCAGTTGCTGCACACGATATGGATGTGGCTGCTACTGCTACAACAGCAGGATCAACTTCGTTCACAAGTGGAACATCTTTAACTACAACATTAAATCAGTATAAAGATGGGTACGTTTACTTTAACGATGGCCCAGGGCAAGGTGAAACTTACCAAGTTAAGTCTAATACAGCAGTATCAGGTGCAACAGGACTTTCAATTACTATTGATGAAGAAGATGGTTTAGTGACAGCACTAACTACATCTTCATTGTTTGGATTGATGTACAATCCTTACAAAGATATAAAAATCATTGATGGTGACGGAACTATGACTACCGGAGTTGTTGGCGTAACTTGTATGCCTGTAACAGCAGATTATTACTGCTGGATTCAGACAGCAGGACCAGCTTCCGTAAGACTAGGTGCGCAAGTAGGTGTTGTTGGTGATGCGCTAACAGTATCGCAAGCATCAGGTGAATCTGGAGAAGCAGAAAGAACTGACTATTCAGATGAAGCTGACATAGCTAACATTGGTATTGCAATGGGTATACCAGCAGTAGACTCAGACAACCAATGGTGTATGCTTAACATAAGGCATTAAATGGCTGATATATGGTTGCCTATGTCGGCAGGTCAATCTCATATAGCTAAAAAATATGTAGATAGTCACGCCACACAGGATCCAACCGTATTTATTGTAGGACCACAAGGTGGGGAGCAACCAATCAAAATACCGGATGCTCCTCATCTGGATCCTATTCAGCTAAAAGACATTCTCGAATGGCAGGATGAGGTAGCTCACGATAAGCATAAAGAGCAGCAGGCTAAAGAAGCAGAAAAGGCTAAAATAAGAAATCAACCAGGTTTTTCTGATAAACTTGCAGATGCCAAGGCTGCTATGGTGGCAAGATCGGATTGGGCAAGAAATAAAAAATTAGGTAAAAACACTCAATATTTTTAAAAAATGGCAATATTACAATCAGAAACCAGAGAATCAATAAGACAGGCCATAGGAGAGCATCTTGGCGCTGTGTACATTGGTGTTGCTAACGGATCTACAAGCACAAGTACGTTAGTCGATAGTGCTGGACTCATAGGTGGAGATGACGACTATATAGGCAAATGGATACTTGTGACTGATGCTTCAGATGGAACAACTGTAAATATCAGAAGAATTACCGATTATACAGCTAGCAGTACAACTTTATCTTTTGCTACTGCTATGTCATTTACTCCTGCTAGCTCAGATACTTATGAATTATGGGATGCAGAGTTTAATCCTGAAAGAATAAACAGAATAATTAATGACTGCATATCCGAAATATCAGATAGAGTCCTGGTTCCAGATGAAGATACTTCTTTATATGGAGATATGAACCAGCAAACCTATACAATACCTTCAAATATTTCAATGATTTCAAAAATACAGTACAGGGCATCTGTAGATTCGGAAAAACTTAATGATGCCAATTCTTCAGACTGGACTGCCGGTACATATACCACAGTTTCCTCAGATACTGTTCAATACAGAGAAGGAACTAACTCTTTAAACTTGCTTAATGCTAGTGCAAGCATAGCTGACGGAACTCCATTGGCCTATTCAAATGCAACAAGCGCTACCAATATAAGCGATATGGATAAGATTGAGTTTTGGATAAAAAGCTCATCTGCTCTAACTGCTAGTAGCCTGGAACTGGAATTATATGAAACAAGCGTTTCAGGAACTAAAAGAGAAACCTTATCTTTGCCAGCTATTTCGGCTAGAACCTGGACTAGAGTTGAATTGTCCCTATCTAATCCTGAACTAGATACATCCATACAAGCCGTACAATTCGTTTCTAACCACGCTTCAGAGTTGGATAGTGCTGAACTATGGGTAGACGAGATTAGGGCGTACAGGACTGAAACAGAGCATTATGAAACTTTAGATAATTATTTATGGAAAGTTAACAGGGAAGATAGAACTCTGCACATAACATCCCAAGGCAGAGGAAAAGTATTTAATAAAAAGATAAAAATTGTAGGTTTTGACAAGCCTGCCACTTTATCTGCCGACAGCACAGTCTGTGAAGTGAATCCTAGTTTGATTATATATCTGGCAGCATACAGATTACTTATGTCAAT